GGGTTCATTGCGAACCCCAGTAACGTTGCCACTAAACCACATACACAAGCAATCAATGCGAATATATCTTTCATTATTTATTCTCCTCTAAATATTTTATTAATCGTAATGAACGTCTATAGTTTCTAATAGCTTCTGTGCTTAGACGAGCTACGGTAGCCTCTAGGTCCCCTAGATATTTATCTGATATCCAAGCCGCCTGTCTATCTATCGCATCTCTATACAACTTAGCACGTTGATTGTAAATCATGAAACGTAACTTGTAATGCATATAACCATCTATACAATGTTGATACATAACACTCTCCTTAAAGTTAATAAACACATCACAATATGTAATGCATGAATCCTTTTTACTAAAACCGAATACCTATGTCAAATAACCCACCCATACCCCACCAACCACATTACAACAGATGGGACCCACGCTACGCTACGCACTAAGATTTACACAAATTACCAGACAAAAATTGAAATACTAGACCCCCCACCCCCCTTACTTTACAAACACCCCCCGTCAAGGGGACCCAAAAAGATGTTGCAAAATAAAATATTTGGCATATAATGAAATTAGGTCAGTGAGGGTTCCTTACTTACTCTCTCCTCTCGATCCTTACTGATTCCTATAAAGTTAGTAACACAGCCCGGTTTCTCTCGCCGGGCTTTTTATTTGAGAGTGATTCTCGTTTCTGCTTTGTTAAATGATGTGTGGTAACCTAGCCTTTTACTAGGAGAACATTATGCGAGAAAAGTTATTAACAGCGTTAGAAAAGCACGCCCTTGGTCATATTGAAAAACATAGAATTAATGTTGAAATATACTTGACAAGTCCTGTAGGAATAGGAGAACATAGTGACATCGTTGAAGCTGTGGAGAAAGAGCTAGACGAAATAGCCAGGTACCAGGACCATTTAGATATTATTAAAAAGTACTTTGGTTAACTACAACTCTTTGGGGTCAAACCCATACAAGGAGGCAATATGTCTGATGATGCTTTTAAAACGTTTGTTGTCATGGCTGTGGTATTCTTCATCTCGTTGTTTGTACACGGATAAGTGAGCCATCTCATGTAGAAGTGTCTTGCAGATTGTGTCGAAGTGAGCATTGCGAGCACTACTAATATAGATAGTATTTTCTTCAGGGGCAAACTCTCCCATAATATCTTTGCGTCGAGTAACCTTAAGTTTGATTTGGTGTGCATGAGGCATATTAAGTTTATTAAATGGTTCCATACGACAGAAGGTCTTATATAAGAGTTTCAAGTTTTCGTCTGTGAGTAGAGTCATTTTTCCATCACCAGCATATAAGCACCAATGTTTGCAAAAGCATAACCAAAATACATATAACCTAACGCAGCATTACCTTTTAGAAACTGTTCAACACTAACAGCAAAATAAATTAACCCAACTGCAACTATTAAATACCAACTCACGAACGAGCCCTACCTAAAGACCATAGGTTGACTGGACCAAATTCTGTATCTTTCCATTCTATAGACATGTTGTTGGTTGTACTGGGGTGAAGCCTTCTGGTAAATATAAATAGTCTTGATGAATGCAAGCGGTTGACCATTGTTTAAGTTCACCTTGTACGCATTCTTGAAAATATTGATGAGCATGGGCACAGGATTCGAAGTTACCTATGTACTGTCGATCATTATCTAAATACAGATATAGAACCCACTCAAACATTTTAACATTATACCCTTTTTTATATATTATGTTACAATTCAATTTATTAGCTGCAATTTCAAGGTGTAAACAGCGACACATGACAGAAAATAGAGAACCAATAGTACCTCCAGTCGAAGAAAATATTCCTTTACCTAAAGGAGCTAGAGATGCTTTGCCTGAATTAACTCCACAAGAAGAATTATTAGCTAGAAGTAAAACAATTAAGTTGATTGCGGACCTCAATGGAGAAACTATTGAGCCAACTAAGGATCAAGTTGATGAAGCTACTAAAATGGCTAAGGAAATGATGACTGATAGAGACCTAAAACACGAGTTTGACAACTATCCTAACGAAACTATAGCATTTTTGACAGGGTTAGTAGCGTCAACCAGCCATATGGTAGTAAAAGACCTAGCAGATATTAAGTTATCAGTGCTAAATGGACTATTACAAGAGGCAGCAACGGCTAAATCAGCCCGTGAACGTATCTCAGCATGGTCTAGAATAGGTGAAATAGACGGAGTAGACGCATTTAAGAAGAAAACAGAGGTTACACATGTCACTAAATCAGGTAAAGAGCTTGAAGAAGAGCTGAAAAAGACGATTGAAGAGCTAAAAGGTAAGGTAGTTGAAGGCGAAGTGATAGAAGACGATGACGATCAGTAAAAAAGACCTTGATTTACTAGAACAAGCACTACCAACGATGTCTGAAAAAGAAAGGCAACGTAATTTAAAGCTATTAACAGAATATAAAAAAGAAATAACTAAGGAACGCGGAGCAAAAAGGTTCTTAGACTTTATTAAACATGTATACCCAAACTATATTATAGGAGAACATCATAGACGGCTGGCTCAACTCTTTGAAGACATCGCTAACGGAAAGAAAAAACGCATTATTGTCAATATTGCTCCTCGACATGGAAAGAGTGAACTCATCTCGTACCTCGCTCCCGCGTGGTTTTTGGGTAAGCACCCGGCTAAGAAGGTTATCATGGCATCGCATACAGCTGACCTTGCAGTTAATTTTGGTCGTAGAGTCCGTAACCTCGTGGGTAGTGACTCATACAAAGATGTGTTTCCAGAGATTGAGCTCCAAGCAGACTCTAAGTCGGCTTCGCGATGGGGTACTAATTATAATGGTGAGTATTTTGCCATTGGTGTGGGCGGCGCTCTTGCTGGACGCGGGGCTGACCTCTTTATCATCGACGACCCTCACTCAGAACAAGATGCAAAACTCGGAAAGCCAGACGTATTCTTACCAGCCTGGGAATGGTTTCAATCGGGTCCCTTGCAGCGTCTCATGCCTGGAGGAGCAATCATTGTCGTTATGACACGGTGGTCTAAGCTAGACCTCACAGGACAGATAGTTAACCAGATGGTTAAGAATGATGAAGTAGATGATTGGGAGGTAGTGGAGTTCCCAGCCATACTAGAAACTAAAAAAGGTGAAGAAGTACCGCTTTGGCCAGAGTTCTGGTCATTGGAAGAATTAAGAGCTAGACGTGCTGCACTAGATGTTAGATATTGGAACGCTCAGTATATGCAAAATCCAGTATCAGAAGAAGGTGCATTGATAAAAAGAGAGTGGTGGAACATATGGGAAGAAGATAATCCACCGTCATGTGAGTTCGTTATTATGACATTGGATGCTGCTCAAGAGGCTAATAATAGGTCAGACTATAATGCCTTAACTACTTGGGGAGTATTTTTTAACGAAGAAACCAATAATTATAATATAATACTATTGAATGCAATTAAGAAACGTCTAGAATTCCCAGAGCTAAAGCAGCTTTGCATAGAAGAATATAGAGATTGGGAACCTGACTCCTTTGTTGTTGAAAAAAAATCTAACGGGGCTGCACTTTACCAAGAGTTCAGAAGGATGGGTATACCCGTTGGAGAATTTACCCCAGGAAAAGGTCAGGACAAGATCAGTCGAGTCAATGCTATATCTGATTTATTTAGTTCAGGTATTGTCTGGGCTCCAGAACATAGATGGGCAAATGAAGTTATAGAAGAGTGTAACGACTTTCCTTCAGGTGCCAATGATGACTTAGTTGACGCAACGACGTTAGCTTTAATGCGTTTTAGACAAGGTGGGTTTATAAGGTTACCAAGTGATGAAGAAGATGATATACCTGGTTTTAGGAGTTCTGCTCAAAAGCGTTTATATGCTGTATAAATTTTTTAAGACTTTACACCTAATACTTTTAATACTACTGAATTTAATTTTAATACAAATAGGAAAACTTTTTAGGAACTAACTATGGCAGCGAATGATATAGATAAGGGAATAGCTCAAGCACCTATGGGTATTGATGATATGATGAAAGACATGGCTAGCATGGAGCCTGATCTTGAAATTGAAATCGAAGACCCAGAAGAAGTTACCATTAGAGCAGGTGGTATGGAGATTGAAATAGACCCAGATGATGACGAAGATGATTTTGGTAAAAACTTAGCAGAAGAGATAGACGAAGATTCTTTAGCAAAACTAGCTGATGAATTATTAGAAGATTATGAGAGCGACTTATCAGCACGTCGTGATTGGTTAGATACTTACGTTGACGGTTTAGATTTATTAGGTCTTAAATTAGAAGACAGATCAGAACCATGGGAAGGAGCATGTAATGTATTTCACCCACTCATGACAGAAACTCTAGTTAAGTTCCAAGCAGAAACAATGACCGAAACATTCCCAGCTGCCGGTCCAGTCAAAACACAAATCATTGGTGACCTTACAGAAGAGAAAGAAGAAGCTGCTAAACGTGTACAAGACGACATGAATTATCAGCTTACACAGAAAATGCCTGAGTACAGACCTGAACATGAGCGTATGTTATGGGGTTTAGGTTTAGCTGGTAACGCATTTAAAAAAGTTTATTTTGATCCATCACTAGACCGTCAGGTTTCTATGTATATTCCTGCTGAAGATTTAGTTGTGCCTTATGGTGCTTCAGATTTAGAATCAGCAGAACGAGTTACACATGTAATGCGTAAGACAGCGAATGAATTACGTAAACTACAAGTTGCAGGTTTTTACCGTGATATTGAATTAGGTGAACCATCACATAACTTAGAAGAAGTTGAAAAGAAGATTGCAGAAAAGATGGGATTCAATGCAACAACTGATAATAGGTTTAAGATTTTAGAAATGCACGTTGACTTAGACTTAGAAGGTTACGAAGATGAAGACGACGGTAAGAAAACAGGAATTGCATTACCTTATGTTGTAACTATTGAAAGATCAACACAAGAAGTTTTATCTATTAGACGTAACTGGAACCCAGATGATAAGACTAAACAGAAACGTCAACACTTTGTACATTATGGATATGTGCCAGGATTTGGTTTCTACTGTTTTGGTTTGATTCATTTAATAGGCGCGTTTGCAAAATCAGGCACAATGCTATTAAGACAATTGGTAGACGCGGGTACATTATCTAACCTTCCTGGTGGTTTCAAATCACGAGGTCTTAGAATTAAAGGAGATGAAACCCCAATAGCTCCTGCAGAATTCCGTGATGTGGATGTACCTTCTGGTACTATCCGTGACAATATTATGGCTCTACCTTATAAAGAGCCAAGCCAAGTTTTAAATCAGTTGATGAACCAGATCATTGATGAAGGAAGAAGATTTGCTTCAGCGGCTGATTTAAAAGTATCTGATATGTCAGCTAACGCTCCAGTTGGTACTACACTAGCTATTCTAGAACGTACACTTAAAGTTATGTCAGCTGTACAAGCTCGTATTCACTATGCAATGAAACAAGAGTTTAAACTCTTAAAAGGTATTATACGTGACTTTACAGACGCATCATATACATATGAACCTGCTGACGGAAGTAAAAGAGTTAAGCAAGCTGATTATGATACGGTAGAAGTCATACCTGTGTCTGATCCTAACGCAGCAACTATGTCACAGAAAGTTGTTCAATATCAAGCTGTTGTGCAGTTAGCACAAGCTAACCCACAGATTTATGACATGGTTGAACTTAATAAACAAATGTTAGAAGTATTAGGGGTTAAGAATATAGATAAACTAATTCCACAATCTGATAAGGCTAAGCCTCAAGACCCTGTATCAGAAAACATGAATATACTTAACAGTAAACCTGTTAAAGCATTTATATACCAAGATCATGAAGCACATATCACAACACATATGGCATTTATGAATGATCCAAAACTAAAACAAATGGTTGGACAAAGCCCAAATGCACAAGTATTACAAGCAACTATGGAAGCACACATAGCAGAACATTTAGCTTTCCAATACAGAAAAGAAATAGAAAACCAAGTAGGTGTACCACTACCAGCACCTAACGAGGAAATGGACGAATCAGTCGAACTTGATCTATCAAGAGTTGTTGCAAAAGGAGCACAGCAGTTACTACAAAAAGATATACAAGAAGCTCAAGCACAAGAGATCATGCAGAAACAACAAGACCCTATCTTGCAAATGCAACAAAAAGAGTTGCAAATTAAGGAACTCGAAGCTCAAACAAAAGCTCAGAAGATGCAAGCAGATACAGCATTAGATCAAGCTAAACTTGAATTAGAGAAGAT